ATTATTCTGATGCGTTTAACGAAGCGAGAGCAAGAATTAACAAAATGGACATGTCTCCCGCTCAAAAAGACGCGGCCGTAGAGAAGCTTAGAACGTTTATGCGGAACCAACATTCTGAAGAAATGATGAGAACAGCGAATTTAGGAGACTTTGCTGTAACACCGCTTCCAGACCTAGTAAAGAAAGGACTCCTATTTGCTACGGGTGGTGCACTTGGTTATGGCGTAGGCACAAATAAAAATGCGATTGCGGACATGTTGAAATCAACAAAGCTTCCTACACAAGTTGATGTTGATTTTGGAATGACTCCAGCGGGAGAAATTTTTGGAGGTAAGCAGGACCTTGGAACAGACTATAGAGGAATCGTTGGAGAGCTTGCTTTTGATAATGAGGAACCAGAATTTGACTTAGCCCTTGACGAAGAACCCCTTGAACAAGGAGGAATAGGAGATTTATTGCTCTGGAACAGAATATTTGGGAACTAACCAATGGCCAACCCAATAAAAATAGGGCAGGGAATTGCGACTCTGATAAAAAGAAAGAAGCCCAAGTCCCGATGGGACGAGATAGAAGAAGCTGCAAACAGAGAAATGAAAGAGGCTATGGAGGCCTCCCTGAAAAAAACAGACAAAATGATGCGGGAAGGTAAAACCGGACAATTCATTGGTAAAAACAGAAGTGAAGCGAGTTTTGGAAAAAAATCCCAACGCCCTTGGGAGCAAAACTATAGCCGTTATGACCAAGCAAGTCTTGTTGGTACTGACCTTCCTTATAGACTAAGATCACCAACGCAACAAGCGGCAAGAGAGCTTCTTCAAAGATCTATTAAAACTCTACGACCAAATATTGCGGACTCAACTGCTCAAACATACGCACAAAATATGCTTACCCGACTTCGCAGGTCTCAGCAAGCGGCAATAGAAGCTAGAAAAGTCAATAAAGTTAAAGAAGCAATAGAGTGGGAGCGCTTGGCAAAAGAGACAAACAGTGAAATTACCAGCATAATAAAACAGGGTGGAGTAGCGCTTGGCACAATTCCAGCCGTTGCAAAAATGGCAGAAGCAACTATGATGCCAGAAGACCCAAGTTTCGGAGAACAAACAGCAGAATTTTTAATGGATTACTTACAGCCCCTTCCTAGAGAATTTGGGAGGACTAACTAATGGCCACAATTGGCGGAAATAAACCGACGAACATAGATCGTATTGCTGATCTGATTGACCTAGAAATTGAAGACGGACAAACGGTCGAGATCGAAGAACCATTGCCCATGGACAGTGGGGCTGCTGTCTCTTTTATAGAAGACGGTTCAGCTGAAATAAATTTTGATCCCTATGGCATGGAGCAGCAACAGCAGCAGGTTCCTTTTGAGGCTAATTTAGCGGAACACATAGATGATTCAACCCTTGGTCTGATAGCCAATGACCTAGTTGGAGATTTTGAAGATGACCATGGCAGTCGAGCCGATTGGGAACAAACCTATGTTGAAGGCTTGGATCTCCTTGGATTCAAATATGAAGACCGTGAGCGACCGTTTCCGGGAGCATCAGGGGTAACCCACCCCCTCCTGGCAGAATCGGTTACTCAATTTCAAGCCCAAGCTTTTAAAGAGCTTCTTCCTTCCAAAGGACCCGTAAAAACCCGAATAATGGGGCTCGAAAACCCCGAAAGTGAGGCTCAGGCACAGCGCGTGCAAGAGTTTATGAACTACCAAATCACTACGGTAATGCAGGAATATACCCCTGAAATGGACCAATTATTGTTTTATTTGCCTCTAGCAGGCTCTGCTTTCAAGAAAGTCTATTTTGACCCAAGCAAACAACGAGCAGTAAGCACTTTTGTGCCTACTGAAGATTTAGTGGTGCCCTATACCGCCAGTGACATTGAAACCTGTGAAAGAGTAACCCATATAGTAAAAATGACCTATAACGAGGTGCGCACACAGCAAGTAGCGGGGTTTTATAGAGACATTTCACTGGAGCCTAGTGAAACGAATATTGCCAGTAAGCCCAAAGATAAAGTAGATGACCTTGAAGGATTAACCACTGGCGTTAACGAAATGATGTATGAGCTCCTAGAGTTTCATGTATCCATGGACATCCCTGGTTTTGAAGATCCCGATGGTTTTCATCTCCCTTATATAATTACAGTTGACCGAACTTCAAATCAAGTTTTAGCGATCCGTAGAAACTATAATCCGAACGACCCCCTGAAAACAAAAATTCAGTTTTTCGTTCATTACAAATTTCTCCCAGGTTTGGGTTTCTACGGGTTTGGACTGATTCACATGATTGGAGGACTTTCCAGAACCGCAACCGGAGCTCTAAGACAGCTCATAGATGCTGGAACCCTAGCCAATCTTCCTGCTGGATTTAAAGCCAGGGGATTGAGAATCAGGGACGACGAAACTCCATTGGAACCAGGAGAGTTTCGTGATGTAGATGCACCAGGCGGAGCCCTTCGAGATTCTTTGATACCTTTGCCTTATAAAGAACCTTCACAAACCCTACTTGCTTTAATGGGTTCTTGTGTTGAAGCTGGGCAAAGATTCGCGTCCTTGGCTAATTTACAAATTGGTGAAGGCAACCAGGAACTTCCTGTTGGCACCACCATGGCGCTTTTGGAGCAAGGCACAAGAGTCATGTCAGCTGTGCACAAACGACTGCACTATGCTCAAAAAACAGAGTTTAAGATATTAGCCAGGCTGTTCTCAGAATTTTTGCCTCCTGAATATCCGTATCAGGTAACGGGTGGCGATCAAATGATTAAGCAACAGGACTTTGACGGTCGCGTTGATGTCATTCCAGTTTCTGATCCAAACTTCTTTTCTATGAGCCAAAGGATTTCCTTGGCGCAACAGGAATTACAGTTAGTACAAAGTAACCCAGAAATACACAATATCAAAGAATCCTATCGTCGCATGTATGAGGCGCTGGGTTCAGAAAATATTGACGCACTATTAATGCCCGATCCCCCACCACCCGCTCCTGTGGATCCTGCGCAAGAAAATGGTTCAGTATTGATGGGTGCTCCTCCTATGGCTTTTCCTGAACAGGAACACATGACGCATATTGAAGCGCATTTAACTTTACTTGAAAGTCCTGTGGCCATGATGAATCCGGCAACGGTGCCGACTTTAACGTCGCATATATTTCAACACATATCGTTGGAAGCACAGAAACAAGCCGATCAACAAATGCCGGAACAACAACCTATGCCACAAGGAGGAAACGGCATGATGCCACCACAAATGCAAGCAGGCGGACCAGTGCCACCAGGCGCGCCTCCTCCACCTAATCCAGAAAAAGAAGCACTCAAAGCACAAATTGAGCTACAATTACTGGAGATGGTGATGCCAGCTTTAGAAGAAATATTGGCACCACCTGATGATGGAGTGGTAGAATTAAAACAACAAGAGTTGCAGATCAGAGCACAAGAGAACCAAGACGATAAAGAAATTGCTGAAAAGAAACTTGTTCTGGATAAAGCAAAACTTAAACAAAAAGATAAAACAGATACTAAAAAAGTAAAATCTCAAAAGGACATTGCCAAGATGAAAGTGGCAGTGGATGAGGAAAAAATAAAATCTCAGGAAGATATTGCGGTTTTAAAAGCCAGAGCAGAAGAAGAGAGAACTAAGTCCCAGGAAGATATTGCAGCTCTAAAAGCGATTACGGACAGAGACAAAAACAAAGGTAAATAATGGCCAGACGACCAAGAACAAGAGTTATGAAACCAAGGGGTTCTCCTCCAATGATGCCACCCGAAGGATCAATGATGCCACCCGAAGGATCAATGATGCCACCTATACCTGTGGGCTCGCCCATGGGCGGAGGAGGGCCTTCAGGACCAAGACCACCCAAACCAATGATGCCCGACCCAGTGCAAACAGCAGTACAACAAATGCCCTATTCTTATAAAGGTATTACTGCTCAAGATATTATGGACTATTCAGGAGAAGTAAGGCAGCTTACTCCAGAACAAATGGCAGTTGCTGATGTGAACCAAGACGGTGCAATTGATCTATTAGACGCTATATGGATTAACCAAATGGCAGAAGGGCTTAGAGACCCTAATTCTTTAGAAGGTATCGATCAGCCTGTACCACAACCACCAGCACCACCTCCTTCTTATCCCCCTTTTGACCCAAAAACGAGCAGATGGCCAGTAGGAGTTACAGGAATTGGGTCTGATTCTGGTCATAAAGACTTTATATACGGTGATACACCAGACCATCCTTTGCTTGACCTAGCACCACCTCCTTCTTATCCCCCTTTTGACCCAAAAACGAGCAGATGGCCAAAAGGAGTTACAGGAATTGGGTCTGATTCAAATCAAGAGTTTATATACGGTGATACACCAGCACCACCTCCAATGATGCCCGACCCAGTACAAGCAGCCGTAGACAAATTACCAGGAGAACCAGGCTTTCCAGGACGAGGACCAAAATTTCCCGGAGTACCTCCGGTTCAGATTCCAGAGCCTGTAGGTCCAATAGGGATGCCTCCAACACCACCAACGGTGCCACCTCCACCAGTAGGAACGGAACCACCAGTGATGCAACCTCCGTTGCCACCAGATACTACGCCGACTATTCCTACCACGCCGGGAGAACGACCTCCCAATTGGCCAGCAGACAGACCATGGCCACCCAGCTTCCCGGGGATTTGGGGCAAAGGACTGTATGAATGGTACAAATTGACTCCCGAAGAGAAACAAGAATGGAGAGACAATAACCAAAGTTGGGGACTTGGTGGCGGACCTCCAGATGTAGTTTGGGGACCTACTGACATGACGTATACTATAGATGATATTCCAAGACTGGAAGAACAAGGGGAAACGCCATGGAACAGAGGGGTACTAGAGCGGTTATATGCAATAAGAGATAAATATGCCGCATGGGATAGAGGAGAAGATATTCCAACCACGACTCCTACGACACCGACTACTCCTACTACTCCAGAAGTAGACCCAATGAACGAGGCAAAATTACTGTGGAAAACAAACTATTCAGACGCAATGGATTTTAATACCTTTTGGGAAGCCTATCAAAAAAACCCTGATATGTTTCAGATAGACGGAACAGGAACAACCCCAGTGGGAACAGGAACAGCCCCAGTGGGAACAGGAATAGCCCCAGTGGGAACAGGAACAGCCCCAGTGGGAACAGGAATAGCACCAGTGGGAACAGGAATAGCCCCAGTGGGAACAGGAATAGCACCAGTGGGAACAGGAATAGCCCCAGTGGGAACAGGAATAGCCCCAGTGGGAACAGGAACAGGACCAGTGGGAACAGGAATAGCCCCAGT